AGATACGCAACGTCAAGTGCCTGAACATCCGCAACAAACACGCAACAACGGCGAGTGATGTCACCGTGCAGTTCAACCAGAACGGCACGTTGTTTGAGTTGTACAAGGTCACTCTCTCAGCGGGGCAGACTCTTGAGTTTGTTGAAGGTGTCGGCTTCTTCGTCGTCGCTACCACGCTGGGCATCGATGTCAAGCTGCGCGTAACAGCCGATTCAGTTCACGCGACAGCGGCTACCTTTGCCGATGTCACGGGGTTGACCTATGCTGTCGAGGCCGGAAAGAACTACTGCTTCCAGGCCAATCTGTTTCACATCGAGAACGCAGCAACGACAGGCGCTCAGTTTGCAATCAATGGTCCGGCGATGACCTCGATGACGATTCAGGAGATCGGCGTGGTCATTCCATCGGTGACAGCTTCAACGATGCAATCTAACCTTGCTGCTGTAACGGCTAGAGACACCGCAGCGGTTGTAGCGACCGCATCTGCGACAACGCCTGGAGTGGTGATGGCGATTCTGTCTGGCTGGATCAACCCGTCGGCAGCGGGTACTTTTGCCATCCGCGCTACCTCAGAGGTCACGGTAGCCGCTGGCCTGACGGTGAAAGCCGGTAGCTGGCTGAGGTTGTGGGAAACGGCTAACTAGATGTCGAGTATGTTCGACCCCGAATCAAGCCCAGCCGGTTCGGGTCTTTTCGATGTTGAGCTAGATCCAGATGGTCTGTTTGACCGTGAGCTTTTCCACGCCGCCGCATCGGGAACAACGACTGCTCAAAGCCTGAACGCATCGCTCACCGCGACAGCGACGGTAAGCAGACCAGTCACCTACGAGTCTCGCGTAGAGAAGCCGTCGCCGGTCGTGATAACGGTGTACGCGACCAGGATCGTCGCTCGACTTAGAACGCTTACAGCTTCTCTCACGCTCACCGCCACGGCGACCAGGATCGTTGCTCGACTCAGGTCTATAACTGCATCGCTGACGCTCACCGCGACAGCGACGAGAACTGTCACCCGGGCTAAGTCTCTGACGGCTTCTCTAACTCTGACGGCGGCGACGACAAGGATTGCCGCCTACCTCAGAACGCTGTCGGCCTCACTGACGGTGACGGCGACCACAAGCAGGATCGTCGCCTACCTCAAGTCTCTCTCTGCCTCGTTGACGACAACAGCGACGGCGACCAGGATCGTTGCTCGACTCAGGTCTATAACTGCATCGCTGACGCTCACCGCGACAGCGACGAGAACTGTCACCCGGGCTAAGTCTCTGACGGCTTCTCTAACTCTGACGGCGGCGACGACAAGGATTGCCGCCTACCTCAGAACGCTGTCGGCCTCGCTCACTGCGACGGCGACGGCGACGAGGGTCGTCGCCTACACCAAGGCGCTGACGGCCTCACTGACGCTCACGGCGACCGCGACGAGGATTGTCGCCTACACCAAGGCGCTGACGGCCTCACTGACGCTCACGGCGACCGCGACGAGGATTGTCGCCTACACCAAGGCGCTGACGGCCTCACTGACGGTGACCGCCGAGCTGGAACCAACGTATATCCCGGCTCCGCCTGTGCCGGCCTCTGGCGAAGTCATCGATTACGGCAGGATGAGGAAACAGTTGCAACTGGCACAGATCAGGCGGCAAGTGTTATCCGAGGAAGATTTTATACTCATGCTGATCATCGAGAGCTAAGGGGAGACGATGTCTACGACTATTGGCCCAGCGCCTGTGACTAGGAATCATTCGGTCACGTTCGATTTCCAAGACATAGAGTTCCGCAAAGCCGAAAACGGCAGATCGGAAAACTACACGCTGAGAGGTCACGCGGCTGTCTTCAACAGCCTGTCACAAGACCTGGGCGGCTTCCGCGAGACGATCGAGCCGGGTGCTTTCCGAAACGCTCTTCGAGGCACACCCGATGTACGCCTGCTTTTCAACCACGACAGCAACCGAGTGCTGGCGCGAACGACGGCTCAGGTTGACGGCAAGCCAAGCCTCGAGCTCAGGGAAGACAAGAGCGGCCTTCATGTCTGGGCGGTCATCCAGCCGAGGAGCTGGGTCAACGACCTGGCGCTCGAGATGCGAGGAGGCCTCATCGATCAGATGTCTTTCGCTTTCAGCCTGCGCGACAACGGCGACGAGTGGCTATCAAACGAGGATGGCAGCGTTACCCGCACGATTCTTCCCGACGGCATTGATTCGTTGTACGACGTTTCGGTCGTCACTTTCCCCGCCTACCCGGATTCCGAAGTGGGTATCCGCGAACTACGCTATGCTGTTCAACAAGGCCGTCTTCCACGATCCATACTGGGAGAGCCCGAGGAAGTCACCGCAGCGAACGTTTCGCTGGCTGACAAGGTAGGTTCTTCGCCGCACGACGTATCTGTCGTGGCCGAAGATGTCATCGTGGATTCGCTCAAGGTAATGCGAGCTCAAACGAGCGCAGCATTGCAGCAGGCGAAAACGCGGCATCTTTCCGCCATGAAGGGCATTCATCATGAAGATCACGACACAGATCGCTGAAGCACAGCGACTGCACAAAGACTCAATCGAGCGCATGGACGAGCAGGACATCAAGATCCAGGCTCTGCCAGACGATGCGAGCTCAGAGGAAAGAACACTTCACAAGGGTCTGTTCGACAAGTACCAGGCCGAGTCGGTTCGTGGGGCTGAGACCCTCGAGCGGCTGATCGCCATCCAGAGCGCCAAGGCAATCGTGCCGGCGGTCGAGGTGGTCGAGGCAGTTGCCGAGCGTCAGCGCATCAGCGTCGAATCCGAGCCGGCTGTCTACTGCCGTGAGACTTCGGCACGGGGCGTTTCGTTCTTCCGTGACGTTGTCGCCGCGACGGTGCAGGGCGACGGCGAGGCCGGGGAACGTCTCACCCGTTCTGCGCGCATGGAAGCCGAATCCCGCGACATCTCGACGGCGGCCACGGCTGGCGGTAACTTCGTGCCGCCGCGCTACCTTGGCGAGCTCTACGCTGAGTTTGCCCGTGAGGGTAGGCCGTTCGCAGACTCGATTACCAATCTGCCGCTCTACGAGACGGGGATGAACATCACGATCCCCCGGATCACGACTGGCACGACGGTCATCGTTTCGCAGACGGAAAACTCGACCGCGCCGGGTGACACCGACATCGTTGAGGCTCTGCTCACTGTGCCGGTTCGCACGGTGGCGGGTATGCAAGATATGTCGCAGCAGCTTCTCGACAGGTCTGATCCCGGCATGGATGTCGTGATCTTCAACGACCTCCGGCAGGCATACGACATGTACCTCGACTCCCAGTTGCTCAAGGGAACTGGCTCTAACGGCCAGCATCTTGGCATCCGTTCGGTCTCGAGCGTCAACACTGTCAGCTACACGGATGCTTCTCCGACGGTGGCCGAGCTCCTGCCGAAGCTGTACGACGCGACTCAGAAGATCTACACGAATCGCTTCGCACCGCCGACGCATCTGCTCTTCCATCCGAGAAGGTCAGCGATGTTGGCTGCGGGTCTGTCTTCCACCTTCCCGCTCTTCCAGCAGGGGATGCTGAATCGTGGGGTTGGCACGCAGAACGCCGGCCTGGTCGCAGGGCCGCTGGGCCTGACCGAGATCGCCGACGCGAACATCGGCACGACCTACGGAGCAGGTACGGATGAGGATGAGATCTACGCAATCCGCGCGTCAGATCTTCTTCTCTGGGAAGGGCCGCTTCAGACCAGGGTCTATCCCGAGGTGGGCAGCGGTACGCTTACCGTTCGCCTGATGCTCTGGGCATATTCGGCCTTTGCGTCTGGCCGATTCCCGAAGAGCATCTCGATCGTCTCTGGAACGGGCCTCGTCGCACCGACGTTCTAGGCATAGAGTCTGCCAGCCCCCGGGATGGGGGCTGGCAGCCTTTACACCGAAGGAGCAAGGATGACCAAGGAAGAGCGCAAAGAGAAAATCGAAGCCCTACTTCGAGAGAGAAAGGGCTATGTAGTAAGCGGCAAGGATGACCGGGTGGCACAGGTAGACGCTGCTCTCGCCGAGCTGGGCAACTCTGGAGCGCCGCCGGCCAAGCGTGCATCGAAGCGCATTGAGAAGGGCGACGCTTCCCGTGGCTAACGAGTACGTGTCTACGGCGACCCTCAAGACGACTCTGGGTATCACGGTCAGTACCTTCGATACCGACATCACGACGGCCTGCTCTGCGGCCTCGAGGGGCATCGACCAAGCCTGCTCACGACGTTTCTGGCTTGACAGCGGCACGAACAACATCCGCTATTACCAAGGCAACCCGCAGAAGCTCACCCTGAGCATCGACGACCTCGTTACGGTGACGACGATCAAGCTCGACACCGACGGCGATGCCTCGTTCTCAACGACTCTCACGGCAAACACCGATTACGTTTTGGATCCTCTGAACGCTGCGGCGGAAAGCCCAGCTCGACCATACACACGCCTCGTTCTGAATCATCTTTCGAGCTATTCGTACCCTTCGTACGTTCGATCGGTCAAGATCACTGGGGCTTTTGGATGGGCGGCTGTGCCTGACGAGATCGTAAGGGCTACGACGATCCTGGCGATCAAGCTCTTCAAGCGCCAAGAAACACCGTTCGGCGTTCTGTCTGTCGGCGTTGACCAGGCGACCGCGATGCGGATCGCGCAGTCTGACCCAGATGTCAGATTCCTCATCGGGCCATACCTGAAGATGGCTATCTGAGAAAATGGCTATCGCAAGTATCGCCACGATTCGTGCGGGGCTAAACACAAGGCTTGCAACGATTTCCAATCTGCAAACCTTCGCCTACCTCCCGGCTCAACCGCCGATGCCCTGTGCTTTTGTCGGCGGCCCTACCTCGTTGACCTATCACGACTCGATGGCGCAGGGGCTCAACATCCTGACGATCAGCGTCTGGGTGCTTGTCTCGACCGCAACCCCGACAATCGAGGGGCAATCAGACCTCGATGAGTTTGTATCCTCGACTGGCACAAACTCGATCAGGGCGGCCATCGAGGGAAGCACATCCCCGCAGACTCTGAGCGGTACGGTCGCTGACGTTGTTGTTGACCAGTGCAACGGGTATACCATCTATACAACCGAAAGCGGATCGTACTTTGGCGCAGAGTTCTCATGCCGTGTGTTCGCGGCTACCTAACCGAAAAGGAAGTGTGTGAATCATGGCAATCCACGTTTTGACCAATGCAAGTCTCGTCTACAACTCTGTCGATCTTTCCGTGTACGTCACACAGATCACGGTCACGATGTCGTCAGAGGATGTCGATATCACCGGGATGGGCGCAACAGCTCGAGCTCACGCTCCTGGCCTACGCGACGACAGGATCGAGGTCACTTTCCTGCAAGACTTCGCCGCAGCAAAGGTTGACGCAACGATCTACGCCCAGCAGGGTGGCAGCGGTGCAACGATGGTCGTCAAGCCGACCTCTTCGGCAGTCTCGGCCACCAACCCTTCCTACACGATGACGGCTGTGCCGTTCGACTACACGCCTATCGATGGCGCTGTGGGCGAGGCCGACACGGTGACCGTGACCTTCCTGCCGGGGAGCGGCGCGATCGTCAGAGCTACTTCGTAGATGGCGGCAGGAACGAAAAACCGCAGGGTCGAGGTGGAAGGTCTAGGTTCTTTGCTGCGTGCGCTCGACAATGAGCCAAAGGAACTACGCTCAGACATCCGAAAAGCACTTCGGGCAGTAGCTGTGCCGGCGCAGAAAGAGGCGCAGGCATTGTTCATGACGAAGATCAGTGGGAAGACTGGTGCGAGCAGATACGGCATCAGTCTTCGCAAGGGCCGGGAGGCGCAGACGTTCGGTGACACGGAAGTCGCAGCATCTCTATCCGTCGAGCAACGGGTGAAGCGTTCTGTCAATACCAAGCGTCGTCGGCCTACTTTCGCTGCGTACCAGAAAAGGAAAGCTCTACAACCAGCAGCAGACCACGCCATCCCCAACATGGATCGTGAGTTCCGCCAGGTCGTGCAGGAGCTTGAGCGCCGGTGGTCGAGGACCGGGATATGATCGTTCTCACCATCGAGGATGTACCACCGTGGGATGGCAAGTATGAGTTCGAGGATTTCTCGTTCACTCAACGCGAGCTGTACACGATCAAGCAGTTGTCGGGGATTCGCGCCGGCGAGCTCGTCGAGGCTTTAGACGCTAACGATTCATCGGCGATGGTCGGCATCGCCGTCGTGATCCTGGCACGCAACGACATCCGGGTAGATGTCGATGATCTCTGGGCCTCGACGGTCGGCTCACTGCGGCTAGACATCGTGGCTGATGAAGAGCTCCCACCTACACAAGGGAAGAGCAAAAGCGCAACGACATCGCTCGTAGATTCTTCTGGAAGCAATACCGAAGCAGATTCGGCCTAGAGTCTGGGCGGCCCGAGCTCTACTGGAATGCCTGGGTGGGCGATGCGTGCGGATTGAAGCCATCAGACCTGGGGGATATAACACCTGAACAGATGAACGGGATTTTCGACCACTACAAGAACAGGATAAGCTGATGCTCGGCGACTCTAAACTTAGCGTTCTTCTCTTCGGTGACGCGAGCAATCTCAACCGTGCGCTTCAGTCTGCCAACAAGAATCTAGGGAAGTTCGGCAAGACCGCGAACGCCGTGAGCAGCGGGGCCGGCTTCGGCTCGAGCGGTGTCTTCGGCTTGATGTCGAGGGGCAATGTCGCCGTTGCTGGCATCGCCGCTGTGGGCTATGCGCTCAAGAGCAGCACCTCTGAGGCAATGAAGGCTCAGGTCATCCTGGGTCAGGTGGGCGTGGCCGTCAGTGATGCTGGCCTCAACTGGGCGCAATACGCATCTCAGGTTGAGAAGAGCTCAATGGCTATTTCCAAGTCGTCTGGGTTCGACGACGAGGCGGTCAAGCAATCGTTCACGGTCTTCGTACGGGGCCAGAAAGATGTCGGCAAGTCTCTCGAGCTGTCGGCGCTCGCCGCGAATGTAGCTCGAGGTAGATACACCGACCTCGCCACTGCCACTGCGCTCGTCAACAAAGCCGCGATGGGGCAGATCGGGGCCCTGCGTCGAGTAGGCATCGTCATCGACAAGAATGCAAGCTCGACCGAGGCGCTCGCCGCTCTGCAAAAAGCCTACGGTGGCTCAGCCGAGCAATACTCAAAGACGGCAAGTGGGGCGGCAGACAACCTTCGCGTGGCTGTCGGCAATCTACAAGAGGCACTGGGTAAGGGTCTGCTTCCGGCCTTCACAGCGACGGCACAGGCAGGCGTGGTCTGGGCTAACGCATTGACCAAGTTGAGCGGCAAGGCAAAGGAAGCGAATGAGTCTAGCTACGGTCTGCTGGGCGCTCTGTTCAAGTATTCGCAAGCTGCGGTCGCGGTCGGCGCTGGACTGGCACCGGCAATCCTAGCTACAAGGTTGCTCAAAGGAACGATGGACGAGACGACGAGGTCGGCCTACTCGTTGGCGACTGCGTTGTCGTTTCCTGGCGGCACTTTTCTGCCCGGGGGAATCCCCGCAGTTGCTTCCCAACCGACTGTGAATGACACGGCAGCCGGGGTTAGAGTTCGCTCAAAGCCATCCAAACAACTGTCAGAAAGTCTCAAGGGCCGCGAGCTCGACGCTCGACTGAGTGGAAAAGGTCTGCGATCCGTACTCGTTGACGAAGTGGCATTTCTGAACACGCAGCTTGAGTCAAGTGTTAGCCTCAAGCCATCAGAGGTCAATGCGCTCAAGTCTTCGCTGCTGGGTGTGACACAAGAGATCAAGGCTATGGATGATCAGATCGTCGCTGACGCTGAATCCAAGAGCGCGGCAGCAAAAAGCGCGGCAGAGCAGACCAAGGCGGCAGCAAAGAGCGCGGCGGCCAAGGTGAAGGCGGCAAGAGCAAAAGCCATAGCCGCGCTCAAGGCGACCAATCAGGCTTTTCAAGATCAGGCCGACGCGATCAAGTCGGCGATGCTAGATACCTTCGACAAGAAACAGACCAACATCAATCTGAAGAGGGATCTGGTCACGGCAAAAGAGGGGATGCGAGTCGCTAGGTTGACCGGCGGCCCGAAGGGTCTCATCGAGGCCGGCCAGAATCTCAGCGATGCTCAAGCAGCTATAGCGCGTGAGAAGATCGCCAATACCCCGGTGAGTCTTTCCGCCGGCCCACCTGGGCCACGCTCATCGCTGACCGTCGGGGCCACGACCATCATCATCAATGGGGCGCAAGATCCAGAGAAGATCGCTAGACAGGTCATCTCGATCATGCAGAAGAGGGGCAAGAGCAACGGCAACCAGGCCGTCGGAACGTACCCCGGCCTCAACGGGTATAGGTAGATGATCGCTCAACCAGAGGGCATCTCGATTGCTTTCTCTTCCGATGTATTCAGCGCCGATCCTGTCTGGGTCAGGCTGGATACGAGCTACGCGGTTACTAGCTATCAGATCCGACGAGGAAGATCCTACGAGCTCGACAAGGTGACGACCGGGACCGCGACGATCAATCTCGTTGACACTAACGGTGTCTTTGATCCGACAAACGCTACCTCGCCTATCTCTCCCGCCACAATGATTCCAACGAAGTTTGCGGCTATCGCTTTGCAGAATCCCGTAGACAGTTCTTGGAACACGATCTTCAGCGGTTTTGTCTCGTCGTGGGAATGGGAGCCAAACGTCTCACTCAAAACTGCCAACGTGACGATCCACCTCGAGGATGCGTTGGGCGTGCTGGCCGCGATGGAGATGACACCGGATGGAACGTGGGGCGACAGCCAATCCCAGGGCAACATCGTCTTTGACGAAGACCTCGCCACTACCGCAGTGCAAACAAGGATCACCAAGCAACTCGACGATTCTGGATGGCCGGCCAACGTCTCAAGCCCAGCTATCGGCGGCGACGGCGTGACGAATGGAACAACGACCTTCACGGCGGCCAGCGGCACATTCACCGCGAACGATGTAGGGAAGTTCATTGTCATCCAGACAAAGGGCCGGTTTCAGATTATGGCCCGAGCGAGTGCCACCTCGATCACTCTTTCCGCGACGGCGACCGCCGGAACCTCGCTCGCCTGGACGTACGGTACGAGGTCGATCTTCAGTGGCAATACGAAACTATGGGAGACGACCTACTCACCACGCAGTCAAGCCCTGAACGTCATCCTCGATGCTTCCGATGCTGAGTTTCCATTCGGCGTGGCCTCGTTCTATGTAGACAAGAACGGCATCATTACGTTTCACGGGAGGCGAGCTCGTTTCTTTCCCAACGACGTTGACTACCACATCTCGCAATGGGTGGCTGGCGACGCGGCGGCCCTGGCCGCAAACCCGGGCAACGTGATTCCGATCTCACCGCCGCTCACCCTCATCCGCGATTCGTCGAGCGTGTTCACCGATGCGATAGCGACCTCGTCATCTACAGCAGACGGTGACATCGCCGGCCAATATTGCAGCGATGCATCGATCTCGACTCTGGGAAGACGTACCTGGTCGGCAGAAGGTCTCGCCACGGCGGGAAGCGCGCCATCGAACACAGCTAACCAAGCGACAAAGATCTTCGCTCAGTGGGTCGTTGACACTTACTACGATCCGACGCAGACGAGATTAGGATCGGTGACAGTCGTCTCTCAGCCTCCAGCGGGAGCGTCTGGGGCCGTGACCTGGGATTTTCTCTGCAACGTCGATTTGAGCGACCAGATCACGATCACGACCACTCACGGGGGCGGCGGTGGGCTGGCAGCGGTGACGTTCTTCGTTGAGGGCATAACCTACAACGCTCTGCCGATGAACGCCGATCATCCCTACATCTCGTTGACGCTCGACGTATCCCCCGCCGAATACTATTCGAGCTATCCGTTCTGATGGGATCAAAGAATCACGCAAATCATGGCAGGGATCATCTTCCCAATGGATCTGACCCGATCCCTACTTATGTAGTTCTTGAGATCAAGGTCGTCGATGATGCTTCGGTGATTACGGTGGGAGACGGTAAGTTCATCTTCGCCATCTCCGAAGACCTCAACGGCGCTAGCTTCACGGCGGCAGAGGCATACATCACGGATGCCTCGTCGTCTGGCCTACCGACCGTTCAGATCCGCAATGTCACGGACTCAGTCGATGTTCTTTCGACCCGTGTGACAATCGACGTCGGCGAGTTTACTTCATACACAGCCGTCACACGATCAGTCGTCAACACCGCGAACGCCATCCTAGCCACGGGCGATCTTATCGCCATCGATGTTGACGTTGCTGGAACTATCGCTATGGGCCTGGGCGTTATTCTCACAGTAAGGTCGTGATCTGATGCCAGAACATCGGGTGATGCAAAATATCTCAGGCGGATGCGTGCCGTTCAGAAGCAGCAGCTATGCGTCTGCTGTTCTGGCCGATACGCCTGTCGCGTATTGGCAGTATCAAGAGTGTTCGGGAATGCCTATCGACTCGTCTGGAAACTCTCGTGATATGACCTCAGTGACGAGCGGTGTTGGATTGGCCTACCGACAAACTGGGGCTCTTTCAGATGTTCGTGATAAGTCAATCTTTCAGATCGGCGGCTCAGCGTTTGAGAGAAGCTCGCCGGTTTCGACTGTGACAAACGGTTTTACTCTCGAGATGTGGGTCAAGGTCGAGCTAGTCACAAACAACGACCAGATCCTTATCTACAACGGCAACAGCGGCGCTGATGGCTGGGGCGTTTTGATAGACACCGATTTCAAGTATCAGTATCTCGCCGGTGGCGTGGCCTTCGGAACGGCGGCCACTACAGCTTTGACTGTCAACACATGGCATCACATCGCGCTCAAGCGATCAACGACCTGGACGTACTACCTCGATGGGTCGCCAAATGGCACGGGCGGAACCACAACGCCGAATACCCCGACTACCAAAACTAGAGCAGGGGATGGCTCTGTGCAGAGATATCAGAGTCACATAGCGATCTACGAGGCTGCGTTGACTGATGCCCAGATCGCAGCCCACTACGCCGCAGCCTAGAGAGGATTTCTGCAATGAGCCCTACCAAGAAGAAGAAGATCCGCGAATCGATCAGGATCTATTGCAAGCAGGCGGTCAGCAACGAGCCTCACATCCACTATTCGCAGGCAAGGCCGTTTCCGCTGATCGACCTGATCGGGGTGGGCTGGCATACCCTTGACTGCTCAGGATTCGTGATCAACTGTTTCTGGAACGCCGGCCACGACCTCAAGGTCTACCTCGAAGATCCGAGCGGTCAGAAATACAGCGGCTGGGGCAACACCTGGACGCTCGATACATGGCTTCGCAAGCACGGAAAGAGAGTGGTCGAGGCGAACGGCTACCTCGTTGGCGACATCGTTCTGTATGACGGTCACACAGCTATCTGCTCACGAGCTGGCAGTGCGACAGGATCAGAGTGGACATCGCACGGATCGGAGGCGGGGCCACGGGTTGTCAAGCTTCACTACCGAGACGACCTCGTCGGGTGCTGGCGACATCCCGAGCTGACATGATGAGCCTCTGATGTTCTTCGCCGCCGAGATCATGGCCGTTGGATGGGCGCTTGCCGCGACAGACGTAGTCTCTCGATGGTTCGGCACGCCTAGCGCGTGGCTGGACATCGCCGCCGCCGCCGCGATCATCGGTTCAGTTGCCGCCTACCATCGCCTCAGAACGGCTCTGGTGGCCGTAGAGACGACATCAGAGGCATGGCGTGGCGAGAGGGATGTTGCAATGGTTCAGGTGACAAGGCTGATCGCAGAGATCGAGGCCGGTGAAAAGGCACGGTCTGCACTGGCGGCTGAAGTCGCCGCACTGAAAATGCGGCCAGATCTCAGTACGTTAGAGCGCGCAGTCAAGCAAGGAAACGACGACCAGGCCGTCAGCAACGAACGATTGCACAGCGTTCTGGTCGCCATTGCAGCGGCGCTGATGCCAGGCAAGGAATAGATGTCTGTCTTCGGCGCTGATCTACCGACTCGCAATCTGATGTCGATCGGAACTGTGACTCAGGTGATCTCGTTAGCCGGCCTGAAGTCTGCGATCACGGCGGCCAAGCCCGGGAATACCGTCAAGCTCACCGCTCCGATTGACCTAGCTGGAAGGGATCTCGTCATCAACTGCGTTGGCACGGCCACGCTGCCGATCACAATCGATCTTGCAGCGCCGGTCAAGAATGGAAGGGTGCTGATCAGTCGAGCTCACTGGGTCAACGTGCGATTCAAGGATCTTGGATACAGCAAGATCGACGGGCTCAAGATCACAGACGGCTCAACTCACATCGATGTCGATGGCCGAGGCGGGAAGATTCACCATACGACCGGGCAGGGCATCCTTGTCACAGATCCAACGACGACCGACTGGCAAATCTGGAACTGTCGCATCGACAAGGCCGGAAGTAACAGCAACCTCGACCACGGAATCTACGCTGCGACCGCCAAAGGCAAATGCGTGATAGCGAACGTGATCGTGACCAATCCGCAGGCTTACGGGTATCAGCTCTACCCAGACTGTCAGGGGCTGATCGTCACCTCGTGCGAGACGCACGGCAGCAAGACAAGGGGCGGCATGGTTGTTGGCAGCGAGTCGAGCCTCACAAACACGACCACTGTCGTCGGCCTCGTCGCCACTGGGATGATCTCAAGCTATGGCGCCGTGTCTGCATATCCGCCGGCTACTACAAGCAACCTGGGTACGGTCTACGATTCGATCGGCACGGGGGCGTTTGCCACGCAGATGCATCCAGTTCACTGCTCGCCGACATTGACGAGCCCTAAAGGATATGTCGCAGCGGCGAGGTATCCATACCATCCAGCATTCGACATCGACGGTAGACCGTTTTTCACTGCCGATGCCGGGGCTGTCGCCTACTGAGAGGAAGTTATGACACTCACCCGCATCTCGATCGTGACCGGCCTAGTCGTCGCAGCGGTCAACCTCGCCGTTCTGTTCGGCCTCGAGCTCTCAACCGACCAGCTCGCCGGCATCGCTACGTTCGTGACCATCCTGGGCGGTTCACTTCACGCCTGGGTTAATCCCGATGTCAAGTGGATCGGTCACTCTTGACAAACCTGTAACAGTTTGGTACAACTGCTTGCAAGACGTTGTCATCCCAACGAAAGGAACGTCATGCCGTATGATTTCTCGCATCAGAATCTCGTCGAGGTAGACTTCTCTGGTGAAAATCTGACCGATGCGGATCTGCGCCATGCGAATCTGTACGGTGCGGATCTGACCGGTGCGGATCTGCGCCATGCGAATCTGTACGGTGCGGATCTTGGCTATGCGGATCTGAGCGATGCGGATCTGCGCTATGCGGATCTGACCGGTGCGGATCTGTACGGTGCAACATC